AATAATATATAAGTAAGAAAACAATTAAATCAAGAAGTTTAATTAAAATATTAGCAAAGATTAAAATTAAAAAATTTATTTTTTTTAAAAAATCCTAGGTTAGTACAAAATCTTAATGTATTTTTAATTTAATTATTTAAATAGTTAGATTAATAATATATAAATATAAGTAAGTAATAACAATTAAATCAAGAATTTAATTAAAATATTAGCAAAGATTAATAAGAAAAAATAAATTTATTTTTTTAAAAAATCCTAGGTTAGTACACTATCTCTTTGTAAAAATCCTCCTTAAAATCCTATCTTAAGTAATCAAGTATAACTAATCTAACAATCTTAATCAAGTATAACTAATCTAACAATCTTAATCAAGTATAACTAATCTAACAATCTTAATCTAATAAATCTACTAATCTGATATTCAAACTAAGAAAAAACAAAAACATGGTTTAGTTTGTATATAGAAGAAAATTACAAGTTTTTTGAAAATTAGATATAAGACTACTTAGATCAGTTTCCTATTTTGACTTCTGAACCTAAACCTTTAAATCTATTGATATACCTTTTAAATGCTTATCCTAGCTATTCTAAGTAGTCTTATCTATATACTTGATATTTTATATCATTAAATATATTTAAACCTCTTATATGCCGACCTGAACAGAGTAAACACTATATAAAATCTAGATGTATTATAAGGATATATTATAATGAACTATTAAACAATATTATAATTAAAAAATTAAGGAATCATAAATAAAAATATGATATAATATAAGTATGAAAAAAATAACACATAAATTTCAATTAATAGAAATAATTAAAAATTCAAGTGATAATGCTGATTTAAATCATATTGATATTTCGGAACTTACTGATATTAGTGAAGTTTTTGAAAATTCTTGTTTTAATGGAAAAATAGATAAATGGAATACTAGTAATATTATAAATATGAAAAGATTGTTTTCTTTTTCAAATTTTAATGGAGATATTAGTAAATGGGATGTAAGTAATGTTACTGATATGAGTCATATGTTTTCAAATTCTAATTTTAATTCTGATATATCTGATTGGGATATTAGTTCTGTAAAAGATATAAGTCATATGTTTGCTTTTTCAGTTTTTAACTTATCTGATATTAGTAAATGGAATGTTAGTAAGGTTAAAAATATGTCTTCTTTATTTTATGGAAGTATTTTTAATTCTGATATTAGTAAATGGAATATTAGTAATGTTTGTGATTTAGGAAATGTATTTAGAGACTCAAAATTTAATAGAGATATATCAGATTGGAATACTTCATCTGTAAGGGATATGAGATTTTTATTTTCAAATTCAAAATTTAATAAGGATATTTCAAAATGGAATACTTCTTCTGTAATTAATATGAGTTATATGTTTTATAAGAGTGAATTTAACTCAAATAATATTTCAAATTGGGATACAAGTAATGTTTTTGATATGTCTGGAATGTTTATTAAATCAAATTTTAATGGAGATATATCAAATTGGAAGTTTAATAATATAATTGATATGAGTTCAATGTTTAAAGAAAATAAAATATTTAATTTTAAATATATTAGTAATTGGAATATTAATAACGCTATTAGACTAAATAGAATGTTTTATAATTCAACTATTAAATTTAAAAATATTAGTAATTGGAATATTAATAAAAATGCTAATATTTACTGTTTAATTACAGATATTAATACATATGAAGAGTTTGAAAAAAGAAAAAAATATTTATTTGAACTTAAAAAAATAAATATATTTAAGAGGTTTATAATTGATTAAAATAAAAACAAAACAGAGATTAATTGATATTATTTTTAACGCAAAAGAAGATGAAGATTTAAATTATATTGATATATCTAGACTTACAGATATATCTGAAGTTTTTAAATATTCAAGATTTAATGGAGATATTAGTAAATGGGATACAAGTAATATTGTTAATATGACTTCTCTTTTTGAAGGTTCGAATTTTAATTCTGATATTAGTAAATGGAATACAGGTAAAGTTACAAGTATGAGAAATATGTTTAATATGTCTGCTTTTAATTCTGATATTAGTAATTGGAATGTTTCTTCTGTAACTAATATGAGTTTTATGTTTTATAGATCAAGTTTTAACTCTTATATTAGTAAATGGAATACTTATAAGGTAGAGAATATGGGAAGTATGTTTTCAAATTCACAATTTAATAATGGAGATATTAGTAATTGGAATACTTCTTCTGTTACTAATATGGATTTTATGTTTGATAATTCTTATTATAATTCGGGAGAATTAGAAAATTGGAATATAAGTAATGTTACTTCAATTGATGGAATGTTTAGAAATTCAAAATTTAAATCTCTAAAAATAAATAATTGGGATATTTCTAATATTACTTCTATGACTTATTCTTTTTGGTATTCGCAAATTGATTTTGATGAAATTCTTGAACACTGGGATATAAATAAAAATACAAATGTTACTTGGTTTTATAATAATATTGAATTTTTTTCTGATATTATAAAACTTAAATATTTAAAAAGAATTTCAATTTTTAAAAAGTTTATTATTTAAATATCTTATTCCATTTTGTTTAATTAAAAAATCAAGTTTATTATTATTTCTTTCTAATTTTTGAGAGTTTTCTCCAAAACATAAATCAATAAATCTTTCTTTTATTATTTCTTGTTTTTCTTTTGATATATATTTTAAAATTAGTTTTATAAGTCCAATAAAACTCCACATTTCTTGTTTTACTTCTTTTCCAAATAATAATTTTGATATTTCATTTAAATCTGTTATATAAATTTCTTTTATTTCTCTATAAACTTGCTTTCCATCTTTTTTCCAAAGTATATTTGTATTTGGAATATATTCTTTTTTATAAGCAAATCTAATTCCCTTTGTTACAGAAAATTTATATAATCTTATTTCATTTATAAATTCTCCTTTTAATTTTTTAAATCTCGGTTTTTCAAATGAACTTTTATCTGTTATAACATAAATATCTTTTTTTATTTTTATTGAACCTGTAATTGCTCTCATTAAATATTTATGTAAAACTCCTTTAAAATCCTTTTGAATATCAATAAGTTCTGAACTATGTCCAAATCTTGAAAATTCATTTGGTTTATTATTTTTAAAATCTGTAAATTCAAAATCAAGTTGGCAATTAAATGTTTTATTAAATTTAATAATAAATAATGAATTTATTTGTTCTCCAATTGAATATTTAGTTTTTTTATTATTTCCTTTATAAATTATATTTAATATTATTTCTTTTTCTTCAAATAAATTTAATAAATTCCAAAACTTTTCTTTATATTCTTTTGGAATCATAATATCAATATCTCCAATTGTTTTTTTAAAAGGAGAAATTTCTATTTCTAATATATTTAAATCCATAATTATTCTTGAACTTCCATTAAAAATATCACTTATATCTTTCCAAATTTTAAATCCATAAAGTTTAAAAAATTCATTATTTAAAAAATTTAATAAATCTTTTATTTTATTAATAAAAGTAATTCTTCCTATTTCAAAAATAGGAATTTTATCTGCTCTTATTTCTTTTATTACTAAATTTCCGCCCATTTTAAATCCTTATTTATAATCTAATAATTTACTTATTTTAATTGGTTTCATTCCAATTAAATCAACAGAAACATTAATTCTATTTCCACCAAATTTCTGTAAATGAGAATGGCCATGAATAATATATTTACAACCAGACTTTTTAAATATTTCAAGTAATTCTTTTTGAACTTCTGTAAAATATTTATCTTGAATTAATGGATAATGACAGAAAAAATAATCTTTATTATAAATATGATAATCTGTAACTGCTTTTATATTTAATTCATTTTTATATTGAAAATCACTAAAATAATCATGATTTCCTTTTATTAAAATAATATTTCCATTTAATAAATTCATTATTTTCTTTAATTTATTATAACCATCTTTAATTCTACTTAATCCAGCTGTAATATCTCCCAAATGAAAAACAATATCATCTTTTTTTACTTGATTATTCCAATTTCTTATTATTTCTTTATTAAAATTAATATTTCTATTACAATATTTTATTATATTTTTATGAAGAAAATGAGTATCACTAATTATCCAATAATTCATAATCTGCCATTATATGAGTTGGATAAATTCCGCCTTGTTTATTTCTTAAATTTATTTTCATTTTTAAACCTTTCATTTCAATAATTATATCAATTCTTTTTGCACAACCATTTATTGGATAAAAAATATTTGCTTTTTTAATATTACAAATACTTTTCATTTTTTCTTCTGTCATATTAATAATATTAGTTTTATTTTGATTCTTATGAACTAAAATATAATTAAATCCTATAATAGATTTTAAAAAAGTTTTAAATGTTATATTATTAATATGTTCTGTTATATCAATAACTTCCTTTTTTATTATTCTATTATTTGGATTATAAGAATTAAAAATATTACAGAATTTCTTTTTATCTATTCCTAATAAGTTAAGTAATATTATACCATTTTTATTATTAATATTACCTTTTATTATTTCTTCTTTTGAAAGATATTTAATAATTCCGGAATTTATAAATGTAATTGTTTTACCAAACTTTAGAGAAAGATAATAATCTCTTATATTTGTTTTAATTGTTATATCACTTATAATATTTCCTATTTTAAAATTATTATCTCCTATATAAATATTATTTTTATCTTTAATTATTAGTGGTCTTTTTTTATTTAATAATCCCTCGTGTACAATTTCCTTTATATTTCCTTTTATATAATTAAATATTGGATTTTTTAAAGAATGTTTAAGATTTAAATAATAATCCTTTTCGAATTGATTACCTTTATTTTCTCTACTTCCGAATTCCTTTGTTTTTCTTAAATAACCAAGAGGAATTTTAATATTTACATCTTCAATTTCAAGTTTTTTAGGAATATCATTTATAGTATATTTAATTGGAAATTGTTCCTTTTTAATTTTTATAAATCTTGTTTTTTCACCATTTTCCTTTATTATTTCTTTTCTTAACTCAAATAATTCATTTTCTTTTACTTTTTTTTTAAATAATTCAATTCTAGATGGATATTTTTTTAATTCACCAAATCTTAATGAATTTTGAGTTAATAAATTAGGCGCACTCATTAAAAATAACTTTATCTGATTTATAATTTATATTTATTTTTTTATTTTTAAAACTATCAATATTAAACATAAAATCTTGTAACTTTTCTTCAAAAATAGTATTTACAGCTCTTGCTCCAGTTTTTAATTCCTTACTTTCCTTTATTATTTCAAAAATAAATTTTCTTGAAAAAACAATATCAATATTTGATAATTTAAACTGGTCTTTATATTTCTGAATAATATTATTATCAACTTCTGTTATTAATTTATATAACATATTTTCTGTTATATCTTCTAATTCTGTTATAACAGGAAATCTTCCAATAAATTCTGGAATCATTCCATAATTTTCTAATAATTCTTGAATTCTTGAATTTGAAAAGTCTTCATTTACTTTTTTAAAAGAATTTATTGAAACACCAAACTTTTCTTTTAATCCAATAAAAGCACCTCCAGAAATAAATAAAATATTATTTGTTTTTAATTTTATTGGATTTTCATTTTTATTTCCATTAGGAAAAAAACTAATTTCATCATTTTCTAGCATTTTTAAAAGTTCTTGTTGAACAGCTCTTCCAGAAACATCTTTATTATTTGAACCACCTCCTCCAAATCTTAATTTATCAATTTCATCAAGAAAAATAATACCCTTTTCTGCTTTTTCTATATTCTGATCTGATTTTTGCCATAATCTTTCAAAAATAATTGAAACATCATCTCCAATATAACCAGATGAAGTAAGTGTTGTTGTATTAATTATTGCTACTGGAATATTAATATTTTTTGCTATTGTTTCAACTAAAAATGTTTTTCCAACTCCACTATTACCAATTAATAAAATATTTTTCTTTTGTAAATTTAATTCTGGATTATTTATTCTTTGAATATGATTATAAATTGAAACACAAATTATTTTTTTTGCTTTTTCTTGTCCTACTACAAATTTATCAAGATTTTTCTTTAATTCTTTTGGAGTTTTAATTATTTCTGTTTTAATTATTTCTGTTTCAGTTTCAGAAACCCCTCTAAATGTTTCTGAATCCATTAAAAATAATGATGTTTCAGCACAACTTCTACATATACTATTTTCTTTTCCAGATATTATTGGATTTTCTTTATTCTCAGTTATTTTACAAAACGAACATTTTCTTTTCATTTAATTTCCTTTATTTTAATTGTTTATTTTAACAAAAGATTACTTAAAATTATAAATATAATAAAAAAGAGGTTTAAAATGAAAAGAAAGGAGTTAATTGAAAAAGCCGAAGAGTTTGAGAAACTTAAAAGAGATATTAAATCTGAATTTAAATATATAGATGATGATTCCTCTCTTAAAATAAAAGAATTAAATAATATATTACATAATATAACAAAAAAGTGTAGTGGAGAAAATAAAGAAATATTACATGATATTATAGATTATTTAAGATTAATGCAAGATACACATAATACAATTTCAAAAAATTATGTAAATACATTATTAGAAAATATTATATTAATTTTAGATAAAAAGATTAAAAATATTTATAAAGAAACAGGAGAAATTGAAGTAAAAATTGAAACAAAAATTAATTTTTGGATAATTTCGGATAAAATTAAAAAGTTTATTATTGATATTAAAGGTTCAATAATAACAATAATTATTTCAATTGTTTTTATTGGATATATATTTGGATTTGGAAAAAATATAGAAAAAGCAGTTAATCAGATAAGTAATTTAACAGGAATAAACATATTTAAAAAAGGAGAATAAAATGTTTAAAAAAATAAAAGAGTTTTTTAAAAAACCAATAAAACAAGAAGAAGATTTATTAACATCAATAAAATTTTTTGAGGAAGATAAAGTAATAACAAAAGAAAATTATTTAAAGGAACTTGAATTAAAATATAGTTATAATTTACCTAATGATTTTGATATTAATAAACCATGTATTTTAATACTTGATGATAATGAGGGAATTATTTCATTTCTTCTTGATGATCTTGATTATTTTAAGGAAAATAATTTATTTGATTTTAGTAAATTTAATATTCTTCCAATTTCAGGACAATATGCAGCATTTTCACTAAAATTTCTTTATTTAAAAAATAAAAATCTAAATATTAAATTTGCTATTATTGATTTAACTTTAGGTGGTTCAATAATGACAGATGAAGGAATTATAAAATATAATGGAGTTGATGTTTATAAAATGATTGAAGAATATAATAAAGAAGATTTTAGTTTTTTCTTTTATACAGGAAATAATCTAAATCCCTATATTCTTTCAAATGAAAAACTAATAAATAAATTTAATAAAGTAAAAGGAAAAGATATAAAAGATTTTGTTTTATTTAAAACTTCACTTACTCCAGATAAAAGAAAAACATATATTCTTAATTTCCTTAAAAAAGGAATTAAAGGTGGAAGTTAATAGCTCACTTAAAAAGCATAAAAAAGAATTAATTATTTATTTATCAGAACAAAGTATTATTTCAACAATTATTTTTATTATTTTATTTTTTAATCATCTTTGTTTTCTTGAAAAACAAATTGATATTAATATAAAAAGTTATAATGAAATTAATAGAGAAAAAATATGTAAAATGATTGAATGTAAAGGAATAGTTTATAGAAATATTCTTTTTAATTATAATAATTCACTTGAAATTAATAATAATATTGATATTTTAAATTTTAAATGGTTTTATTATATTAATGGAAAAATATCAATATATAATTATAAGTCAGATAGTTATTATTTATTATCATATAAATTAATTCTTAAATATTTATTTCTAATTTTATTTTTTTTACTTGTTTCAATTATTTTATATTTCTTTTCTATGTCAAATACACTTAAAAAGGAAAAACAAGACTCAATTCTTGAACTTGCTGGAACTGAAGCAATGCTAACAAATAAAACAATGATTAGTATTACTGAAAATATTCATCACGAATTAAATACACCACTTGAAGTTATTGATAATAAAATTGATAAAATTTCTCATATTATTTATAGAATTATTTTTGATGATGAAATACAATTAAGAACTATTAAAAATCCAACAAAGAAAAGATTAGAAAAATCTAAAAAACTTTCAAATCTTAAAGATGATTTTAATTTTATTAAACTTGCTTCAGAACAAATTTATACTGTTTTAGAAAAAATGAGAAGTTTTAAACACTTAAAATATAGTAATGGAAATAAATCAATTTTAAATATTATTGAAGGTGGTTTTAGTATTATGAAAATGAGTAATTCAAATTTTACCTATTATATTTCAGACGAATTAAATAATCTTACACTAAGAAAGGATAATCTTCTTAATGCTGATTTATTAAGTATTTTAATTAATCATTTTAAAAATTCCTTAGAAGCATTTGCTTCTAAGATTTATATTTTATTTGTTAAATTAGAAAAAAATAGATTATATTTTAGAATTATTGATAATGGAAGAGGAATTCCAGAAAATGCTAAAAAAAGAATTTTTGAACCAAATTTTTCAACTAAAAAAGATATGAATAGTGTAAGAGGAAATGGAATGTATTTAAATAAACATATAATTGAATCTTCCGGAGGGAAAATCCAATTAATTGAGTCATCAAAAAAAGGAACAACAATTGAAATACAAATTAATATAAAATATAAAAATTAATTACCATTCATCTTCATTTATTTTATTTTCTGTTTCTTCCGAAAGTGACCATTTAAGTGGTTCTGTAATTAGTTTAATATTATTAATAAATTGCTTTTCAAACATAAGATCATAATCAATAAATCTTTCAAGATTTTTATATTTAAATATTTCTTGTTGTTTAAAAGCAAAAACATTAGATGAACAAATATTTGGTTCTTTTAAGTGAACAAAAGAAATTTTATCACCTGCTTCAATTTCTGGAATTTCTGAAATTGATTGACTTTCAATAAATTTATTATGAATTAATGATGCTCTACTATTTATAGGAGCACTTAAATATTTTATAACTTTATTTTTTTCAACTACTTTTCTTCTAAATTTTCCGATATTTTCAGTCCAAATATAATCAAGCGAAGTTACACCTTGATTTATTGCTATTTTTTTAGGTTCCTGCTTTAATAATTCTTTTTTTGTTTCCTTTATATAGTTTTTTACACTTTCTAATTTATTATTTACAAGCATTTTCATAACTGGTTTTAATTTTTCTCTAAAAAAAGATGGTGTTGTTGATCTAATCATTGAAAGTCCTGTAACCTTAATCTTTGCTTCTTTATATTCAGTTCCTTCAGACCAAGTAACAGAAGTTATATTCATTTTTGGTGCTACTATAATCATATTATTAGCAACAATTTCATGGTCCTCTTTTAATTTTTCTGGTAACATAGCATTAAGTGTATTACTATAAATTTCAAGTGCTTTATATGTTTCCGGTAATGCTATTTTATTAACATAATTAATAACAAAATCAGTTCTTGTTTTCTGATCAAGTTCTGTTTTATAGTTTTCTCCAAATTTAACTTTCATTATTGGTTCAAGTGAAAAATAACCCGAATCTGTATCAATATAAGGTGTATTATCAAGATTTGTTTTAAATCCAAATAAAACATCTTTTCCATTTGTTTTTAATAATTCAAACATTTTAAAATTATTTGCTTGACAAGCAATAAGATTTGCGTTTCTTGAACCTGAGGTTACAGCACCCGAAAAGAACTCTTTCTGACCAGCAAAAACAGCAGAAAGAACTGATAATGAACCATAAGCTGAATTAATAAGAATTTTTAAACCTAAATTATAAACATTTTCAAGATCAATTCCATTTTTTAATTCTTTTATTTGTTCATTACTAATATTTTTTGAATTTTCTAATTTATTAATTAAATTAAGCATTTTTTGTTTATGCTCATTTCTTTTTGTATAAATTAATTCCATTGCTTTGCTAGCAACTGATCTTTTTTCCTTACTAAAAAACATTCCATTTGGTGTCATTGTTACATTATATTTCTTTAAGGTTTCACTTACTTCTTTTCTTGCTATTGGATTTCTAATTAATTTTTCTTGAAACTCAAGATCAAGTTGAATTAAATCTTTTGCCGAAATATTCTTTTTATAATAAATAGCATATTTAATTCTTAATTCTAATAATTCTTTTGGAAGATTTTCAGGAAGAATAATTGTATCAAGTCCAATATTTGCCCACATAATAATACTTGGATAAAGTGAAGCAAAATCAAGTGAAAAAATATCATGAAAAAGTCCAATCGCTCCTTTTGTAATTCCTCCCGGAAATGTCTGACCATTAAATTCAATGATATTTTTAAATTTATTAATAATATCCTTTTCAAAATTATTATTTGATTTTTTCTTAAAATGATTAAATATAGTTAAATCATCTTGTTTATCTTTAAATAAAGATTCAAGTGGTAATATTTCTCTCTCTTTTTTATGAAGATTAAACATAAAGGCGTTCCATTGTTTAACTGTTCCCATAACATCTGGCATTGAAACTCCACAAGTATAAGAAATAAATTTAGCAAGTTCAATTAGTTTTAGTTTTTTATTTATTTCAACAAGTAACTGAACATCTTTAAGTCCATATTCAACAAAATTCTGTAAATCTTTTTGATAAAAATCTTTAAAATCAGTAAATTCATCGTGACTTACTTTATCATCTCCAAGTTCAAAAGTAGCAATTGAACTAAGACTATTACTTGTATGAGTTGTATAAGTATATTTTTTATAAAGATTTAAATAATCAGCTTGAATAATTCCAGTCCACTCAAATCTATCTTGAATTCCAAAATTTGTATTTACACTTTTATGTTTTATAAAATTTACTGGAGATAATTGTTTAACATATTTTCCTGATAAGCAATTTAAATTATAACTTGATTTATCAGAAATATAAGGTTGATTATTATCAAGTATTCTAGAAATTCTATTTGTTATATAAGGTTCATCATAAACTTCAGAATTCCAACCCGAAATTAAAGTAGGTTTTCTTGAGTTTAGAATTGTTAAAAAGTTTTTAAGTAGATTTTCTTCTGTTAAACAATTAATAAATTTAACTTTAGAATAACTTTTATTTATATTTGTAAGATCAAGTTGTTTTATAATATCCCTATTTAAAATTAAAAATAAATATGTATCTGATTTTGTATCGTAAATTTGAATTGAAGTAATTCTTGCTTTTGCCGACCTTTCTCCATTCATTGGTTTCCAATCATTTTTCATAAGTTTTCTATAATATTTAATTGATTTTTCTTTTAATTTATATTTTAGATTATGTTTTTCTAGTTTTTCAATAATACTAAGTGAAAATAATCCATTTTTTATTTCATTATTAACATCAACTGAATTTTCTCCTTCAATTTTAATTAGTTTTTTAATTGAACTTTCTGGAATTGTAGCTGGAATTTCCGGATGAATTCCAACAGCAGTTTCAATATCATAAAACCACATATTATTAAATTCATGAAAACAGTCCATTGTATTTTTCCAATTAGCATTTATAAAAGTCTGTTCAAGTGATTTATTTCCAAATAAAGTAATTTTTGATTTTTTATATAATTCAATATTTTCTTTATATTCTTTTATTGAATTAAAACTTATTTTTTTAAGATTATTTTTATATGGAATTCCAATAAATTCTGTTTTTTCTTTTGTTGGAATATAAAAATCCGGAACTGATTTTACCTCTTTTAAAATTGAGTCTTTAATTTCTGAATCATATAATCTAGCATAAACTTTATTCATAACTCTAAAAACATATTCATACTTATATTTTTTTTCTACTATTGTAACCATTATTTTCCTTTAAAAATTTAATTTTCCAAAATCAAGATCATTATCATTTTTTATTTCTGTTTTTATTAATGAAGTTTCACTTGCTGTTTCATCAAATGATTCATAATAAACTCTCGAAAAGTCTGTTTCAACCATTATATTACTTAATTTTCCGGTATATCTATTTTTTACTATTTTAAAAATCTGTTGATTTTGCTCTCTAAGTTGGTCTGTAACAATAATATTTATTGCAACATCAGCAGTCATCATTATTTTTAGTGATTCAGAAACTGATTCCATTCCAGCATCGGCGTTTCCATAAGATGACCTATTTAATTGTGAACTAGAAATCATTTTAATTCCAAGATTACCTTTTGAATCAGTTGTCATTTTTGAAATAGCATGTAAATCTTCTGCTACTTTACCTAACATTTCATAACTTTTTGCTTGAGTTCCAGCTCTATGCGAAGTCATAAGTCCTAAATAATCAATTATAATAGCATCAGGAATAAATCCTTTTTTTGATTTTAAATCATCAAGAAGTGCTTTAAGGTCAAGAGTTGAAAATGTTCCTGCTCCATATTCTTTAATTATTAATTCTCCTATTTTATCTTCAATTGAATTCCATTTTTTAGTTATTTCTGATTTATCCAGAGTTGAAAGTTCATCAATAGTTACTCCAAGTAAATTAGCATCAATTCTTTTTGCTATTTCATTTTCGGGCATTTCAAGAGTTATAAATAAAACATTTTCCTTTTCAAGTAAGAAATTTCCTGTGATTGCCGATTTAAGCATTGTTTTTCCTCCATGAGATGATGCTGCAAGTAAGAATAAACTAGCTGGTCTAATACCACCTCCTAACTCCTTATCAAGTTCTTTAATTCCAGTTGGTGTATATGTTTCTTTATTTCTATAATATTCAAGTCTTTGGTTAATTGTTTCATTATATTCAAGTCCAATTGAACTTTCAAAATTAACTTTTAAAGAGTTTTCAATTAAAAATGGAATTGAAGAAATATCTCCTTTATTTTTTATAATATCGGCAGAAGTTAAAATACTATCAAATAATCTAATTTCTTTTATCCATTCTTGAGTTTTCTCAATTAAAAAATCTTTATTTTTAATTTCCGGAGTTTTAATTATTTCCTTATATCTAAATATTGAAGTTTCTTTTAAATTTTGTTTTATATTAGGATTTTGCTTAATTGAAATTCCTACTTCTCTAATTCCTGGTTTTTCTCCATATTTTTTAGCAATATCTTTAATTGTTTCAAAAATAATTAAATTATTTGGATCTCTAAATAAGTTTTCATCGAGATGTGAAAATACTTTTGAAAAGTATTTATCTGATATTAATAAGTGTTGTAAAATTGCTGTTTCTATTTCTGTTATTTCGTTCATTATATTCCTATTTCTTCTAATTTTTTATCTATTAAATTTAATATATATTTTGCTATATTTGCTTGATTACTTGATGAATTTTCTTTTAAACTCATTGCAAATGCTTTATTATGACCTCCAATATTACTTATTAATGGGTGTTTTTCCATTTCTTTAATTATTTTTTTTGTAAGTATTCCATCTGTAAATTCATCTCCAACAAATCTAATACTTGTTTTTCCATAACTTGTAAGTATTATATATGCTTTATAATTAGGAAAATCAAGTTGAATATAACTTTGATAATCCTCTCCTATAACCATAAAAATCCTATTCTTTTGCTTAAAAATCTTTCCTTGTTTTTCTGCTTTTATCCAATAATTAGTTTTCTTTAAAAGCATTTCTTTATAATATTCTTTATCTGAATTTCTTAATTTAAAATTATCTTTATATCTAAAATAAAATTGTTTTAATTTTAAATGCCAAAAAGTTTCATTAAAAACAAGTCCACCCTTAAATTCTTTTTTATTTTGTAACCAAATATCATAAGCATTAATATAGGAAATAAATTCTTCAAGTTCTTTATATTTTATTTTAAATTTATGTGAAATAAATTTATATGTTAATAATGTTGCTGATGCTTTATTTGAAATAAATATTTTTAAATTATTTGGTCTTAAAATATGAGAATAATCTTCATAGGGGTGGTGATCAATAAAATAAAAATTAACATCGAAGTGTTTTATTGCTAAATCATTTAATTTTTCTAATTGTAAGATTGAAAAAGATAAATCTGTAATATAAACAATTTCTGTTTTATGATTATAAATAAAATCATCAATTATATAAAAATATTCATCAATTTTATCATAATTTATATTCATATTGGTTGTATTTTTATAAAATTTATTTAAAACAATTTGACAACCAATTCCATCAAGATCAATATGCGAAACAGATAAAATCATTTAAAATCCTTTTGAATATTTATTTTTTGAGAATTAATTGCTTTTCTTAAATCAATAATATTTTTATCTGTTATATATTTATTATCTAACATAGCAAGTTTTTCTAATAACTCAATAATTCTTTTTGCTTTTAATATTTTCATATATTCAATTGTTGTATTTTTCCCCGTTTTAAAATATATAGATAAATATTTAATAATATAAGAAAAATCTTTATTATTTTTATCAAATGGAATAAAAGTTTTTTTAGGAAGATTAATAGTTCTCTTTAAAAATAAATATTCAACTTCTTTAGGAATTAAATTTAATCCTTTTGCTGAATTAAGAGAATTAATATTATAACAACTTTTAAAATCATAAGATAGCCATTTAATAACCAAAAACGGAGAAAAATGCTTTAATATTAATTCCTTTGGAATATCTTCTTTAGTTATTACTGACTTTAAAACATCAAAATAACCAATTTCTTTTTGTTTCATATATGTCCTTTTTTATTTATTATAACACTTGATTACTTAATAAATTGATATATTATAATGAACTATAATACAAGTCTAAATTATTCTTTTATTATATTATAATATTGTTTTATAGTTCATTATAATATATCCTTATAATACATCTAGATTTTATATAGTGTTTACTCTGTTCAGGTCGGCATAGGAAAGGTTTAAATATATTGAATGATATAAATATCAAGTTGATAGATTAAACTGCTTAGATTAGCAGATATAAGCATTTAAAAGGTATATCAATAAGATTTATGGATTTAGGTCTAGAAGTCAAAAACTAAAACTGATCTAAGTAGTCTTATATCTAATTTTCAAAAAACTTGTAATTTTCTTCTATATACAAACTAAACCATGTTTTTGTTTTTTTATAGATTGAATATCAGATATAGATT